CTTGGAAGAAATATCAGCTAATTTCCAATCATTAAATTTACCCAGAATAAATCATGAATAGCACACTTAAAAATCCCCTTACTCTAGGAGAGACATCTGTTTCATTGGACACTATATCCCATCTGCAATATGCTTCTTTGCGAGATTTGGCAAGCCCCAATTTGCTGCTAGATAGCAGTCTACTGAATCACAGGGGTACAAGTTATGAAGGAGAGTCTGACTCATTTACTATTGTTTTGAGAGGGGAAATACTGAAAAGGTACTCTAGAGACAGGTTTCCTACTGAGCGAAAATGGAAAGAACATCTGAACCACATTAGACATGATTATGTTGGTAGCATGCTATTGAGTGACACAGACATGCCCTTATCTAGTCTAGGAATACAATCTCAACAAACACCTGATTATATATCCATAGAAAGTCAGCTAATAATAGAGCTGACAACGTCCAAGTCAGACAATCAACCTGCCATGGAAAGAGCCTATAAAAAGAAAGTGTTAACCTATGAGCCCAGTTTGAGAGGAACAACCATAAAGATGGGAGTTCTTGTTGTAAGTCCAACAAGTGTGTACACCAATTGTTTTTTGAGGCCTGATATGATTGCTGAATTGTGTAGAAGATGCAGAGAGGGACTAGATCTAGAGAAACAAGTCTCTGATTTGACAGGGTTTCAACTTAATAAGGGAGAAGATGATGATTCTGAGCAAGTTAAATTAGTGCATGACATGATTCAGGAAATGTCAAAATTGGAGAGACGTCAGGACTGGGATTTTAATGAGAATCTAAGAGAGGAGTCTTTATCAGAAGTGACCAAATTAGACGAAGAAAGGGTGAAAGAAATATTGGATAAATCTTGGCTGTCAGCCAAGCAAATGAAGGACAGATTGAGTGAAGCAGAATTGGAAAACTATGTTAGCTCATTGAGAGTTAAAGAGACAAGGAAGAGTATAAAGAGGGTCATGCCTTTCCCTTGCTTTCTTCCTAAGTATTGTCCAGACAATAAAGGGGTTTCCCTAATAGATGAGATGGAGGTCATGTTGGAAGAGGATCTAGGCAAGAGAGCCATGATGAAATTGTGGCAAGAGGGTCTCCTAACAGCATTTACCAATCAAGGAAGTATGACTATTGACACTCATGAGTTGTACTCTCTCAATGAAGCAATGACAAATGAAATGGAAACAAAAAAACATAACCTCAGGAAAATGTCAGAATTTGAGCCTTATTTGACAGACAGAGAAAAAGATGCTATTGCCTTGTCAGGTCCAGGAGCAAAAATGAGAAATGAATTAGAGGAAGTTATCCAGCATGAGAGAGAACAAAAGAAATCTTTTGACTTAGATGTTGACTGTGAGGATATTGATCTCTTCATTCAAGGTGACATACTAACAAAGCAGAGTGATGATGATCTAAGTGAGGCCACCATTGAAAAATTGATTAAGCAGAGTCTACATTCAGAGCCAAGGCGGAAAGTGTCCAGAAGATTGGATGAATTCATTCAAATGTCAGAAATGGTCAGATATGGTCAATTCATCTCAGATGTTGTTCTGGAGCTCTCTTATGAATACAAAATTCCTCATCGAGAGGGCAAATGGTCCTGTAAAAAGATGAGGACACATGACTCATACATACTGTGCAGGGCAACAAAGACTCATATCTTCTTCTCATTACTCAGCAAAAAAACATCAACTCTCAGTTGGGACACTGGGAGATTAGGTCCAGAAATCTTTGAGATAGGAGACTACTACATGAGTGATTTCTGCTCCCTAGTGGAGGCTAGCCTAGAACATTTCATTAAAGCAGGTCCATATCTTTCAGTCATTGGTGTCTATCTTTTACAGCATTTTAAGTTACAATTCTTAACCAAAGACATTATAATACCGGGACACTATTATCAGACATACAAAACAATCTTCTTATTGTACTTTAATAATAAGATAGATGCAGAAAACTTGTGTCTAGACATGAGGTTTCTCTACATGAGAGTGTTGCAAAAATATGAAAATGATCCATTTTGCTTCATTGACAGACTTCCTTCTGTGCTTAGATCTAGATTAAGTGTTTATCTTTTGAAGAAAGTCTTATGGTTAATGAACTATTACAGACAATTAAAACCCAAGCAGATTAGAGTTAAAGGCATGCCCATGCATGACCCTGAGAGTGTGACATTCACTAATTTAAGATGTATTTATCATGATCATCCACTTTCACTGGAACAGTTAATAGACTCTTTTTATTTTGGTTACATCATCTCTAAATCTAAGGGCAAGGTAGGTGACAGGAGTTTTAAGATTGTCAATAAGATTATAAAGGAAGAAATGTGGGCAAGAAAACATGTCAAGGAAGAGAAGAATATTCTGTGGTCACATCTCAATAAACCTGTAAGACAGCATTGGTCTAGTTCCTTACTCAAATATTTCATTGACTTGAAATTAAAGAAGGAAATAAGTATCAAGGGGAGCACTTTCATTCCTCAATTAGTGGACAAGATAATGCAAGATCTGTCGATGAAGAAATTCTCAGACATATCTACTTTAAAAGCTTCATCTAGGGATTATCTAAGCCCTCAAATAAATCTGCCAAATAAAGATCTAAGCGAAATGACAGGAACAGCCTATATTGCTGAACTAAAGGAAATTAATCCTAAACTTAAGGGGAAGAGGCCAAGAGTTATCTCAAGCCTGATTAAACTAATTAAGGACTACATGAAAAGTACAGATGACAACAATCCCACCCTTCTGAAGATTGGCCTTTTCTCACTGAAAGAACTGAATGCAAGGGGATTTTTTTATTCTGACTGCTTCCCCAAGGATCAGCATGGGGGTGTTAGAGAGATACATGTACTAGAGATGAGAGCTAGAGTGGTTCAATTTTTTGTTGAGAGGTCAGCAGCATGCATGGACTCAGTATTCAGGTCTGACAGCATTTTGAATCCCAAAAGAAAAGATGGCTTTATGATTGAACATGAACAATACTCTCAGGCAAAGTTGGGATCTCACACTACAGTATGTAAATCTGCAGATGCCACCAAATGGTGTCAGCGACATCACGTTAGTAAGTTCTATTTTTTAATGAATAGATTGACTGCCGGTGGTCTGGATGGATTGTATTATAACACCTTTAGCCTTTGGACAAAGAAAAGAATAGCCATACCAAATGAACTTGTGGACATACTTCACAGAGCTAAATTCGATGAGTCTGATAATGAGACACTTCTTTGGCTTCGAGAAAAGTTTCTAAAGGGTGAGATTCCATTTGTTTGTGAAGATTCCAATACCATTGAAGTAAAGTTTGGCATGATGCAAGGGATCTGGCATAAGGTGAGCTCTGTATTTCACTCTCTCATTCAGGAAGTGATGGCAGACCTTTGTAGAGCTGCTCTCAACGCAAAAGGAATAGATCATGTGATCACAGTAATCCAAGGAAGTGATGATTCAGCATGTGTGATTAGTCACAGAGAGAGAGGGAAACAAGAAAAACTATTTCTTCACTGCATGTTGAAATGGAAAGAGCATGTCTCAGAGTATTTATCAATCTGGACAAGTGAGTCAAAGTCATCCATAGGTACAGAACTTTTAGTGGAATATAACTCTGAATGGTGGTTTCGGGGGAAAGTAATCAGACCCACTTTTAGATGGATATCAGCCTGCTTAGAGACAACAGTAATAGAGAACTTCTATGAAAGGCTACAACTATTTTATGATGGATTGACAACTGCAGTGGAAACTGGCTGTTCTACCTTATGTGCATCTGTTATTCAAAAAAATCAAGCTAGATTTCATTACATAATGATGGGTTTTAGTAATCATGTCTTAAGGGGACACATGGCCGAACAGTTGATTGAATTTCCTCATCCAAGCTTAGGTTATTTTCCCCTAGAGTGTGAAATACACTGTGGATTAATGGGTTTTGACTACAATTTATATTGTCTAATGAAGCGAAGTAACCTCCCTCTCCAATGCATGGATCATGAGATGCTACATCCTTCTTCTCTGCTAGATTATGATGACAAGATAGACAAAGGCCTAAGAAAAGAGATGAGAAATGTTGAGGTTAAGATGGGAAATAGGAAAATCTGGATGAGAATTGTTGAGGAGTGTGATCTAATGACCATTGATGACTGTCTCTCCTACATAAAGAAAAACCCCATAAGCATGTACAGAGAAGGACATGATTGGGAAGAGCAAGAAGCTATGATGGTGAGGAAATTGTTTGATAGGGGTGTGAGATCCTCTCTGTCTTCTTATCAACCAGCAATTAGGTCAGCTGTGTCATCCTCTTACTTGTTCAATAGGCCATGTATCAGAACAAGGGATAGTCTAATGGGAAGTTCGGGGAAAATAAGCTTATACAAAGCTGCATTGCAAATGAAGCAAGGAGCACATGGATTTGGAAATGGACAAATAACTCTTGATAACTCAATACCATTGTTTCCTAATCAGGAAGAGTATGAAAACTTCAGAAACTATGGTGAGGAGTTGCTAAAAGGATTTTCATTTCAGGAGGTACATTATGGTAGAAGTAGTAAATCTGTGGTTCCAGTATGGGGGGGTATTTCTGTGCATGAACTTTCCTTGATGGACATAATAAAAAAACAGTTCTTTCAGTTGAACACAGTTCAAGTCTCTGACAGTGTTTTTCGAAGAATCTGGAGTGAAACAAAACTCAAATACAGGTTTCTGAGAGACAAGTATGAAGAAACTTTAAAGGCAACAGGAATGGACACAATTCAGCTCCATGACTTTTTCCAGTCTTGTTCAAAGAAGACAAGGAAATTAACCATGCAAGATACTACAGCTAAGTTCCCAGACATATACTCAACAATAACAAGGGTTTACTGGCCTCAAGTGAAAATTAGAACAGACATGGCATCTCTTGAATCAGTCTCTTTGTCACTGAGACACTACTACTTTTGTGTGTTGACATATTTCTATACAAATGATGTGAAGTCAAAAATGGTGCAGGACTCTCTTCAGGAGTCTGGACTGAAAGATGTCAAGCTTAGAGATGTTCCTCAGAGACTAAGAAAGCTGAAGGTAATGGCTGACTTCTTATTAGAAAGCAACTTGTTAAAAGCTAAAGAGAAACTAATAATGGATACACCCTTAGTAAAGCAGGGAGTTTTTGGTTATTTCTCCTCACGACAAGACTCTGATGTGACAGGTAGAAGAATGAGGCACTCTTATGGAGGTAAAGGCAAGTGGGTTGGGACCGTTTGTGAGGTACCTGTTCGTATACACCTAGATGGGAAGCATGTGGTTCTTATTGAGATCAAAGGCATGCAGGATTCAGTATCCCTTGGAAAGAGGCTAATTAAGTTGATTGAGGAATTTAAGTGTTCCAGCCCTAAGAAGGTGAAATCTTCCAAATCTTACTACTATCTATTGGGGAAAGGCCATTTTGCAGTCTCACCTCTCCCCTTAGAGGACAGCTATCCAATAGAAATTAACACTGAGCTTGAGCCACCTCCACTCGAGGAATTAATGAAGAAAGAGTGGGTATTTTCGGTTAGGGACACTACTATTAGGATTTCTTGTGTTGAAGACTTGGGGCAAAAGGATAGTAATAGGATAACTCTGTTGAGTGACACTATGACACTAAGAGATTGGGTCTTAACTTCAAGTCAGAGAAATCCTCCTGGTGTTAATGATCCCTTATTTCTCAGCTATTTCAAAGGCAATCCTGCTAATCTCATGGATCTTTTCCTTGAGTTAGGAATCACCCCAGGAAATAACTACATGAAGAATCTTTTGTCGAGAAAGGGGAGACGAGACATGGACATGGGGAAATACTCTTTAAATCAGTTGGCTGATGGACTTAGACGCTTTATCTTAATCTCTAGGTCTAATGAGGAGAGTAGACAAAGATACTTAGAGATGAGAGCAAAGGAGAGAGACCAAAGTTCAGGGACTTTGATGGTAACTGAAGAAGAAATAGAAAACATTTTGGATTTTGGAAATAGTGAATTAATAATACCACCTTCTAGCATGTCATGGGCTGATATGGTTGAGGAAGACTTAATGATGTCTGATATGCAATTCCCTAGTCTGGATGAGATAGATGAAGATGAGGTTGAAATTCATGAGAATATGAGCAAACATGATATAGACTCAGATTCTTTGGATGATGATTTCCAAGATCTGGAGACATCAAAGATAAATTCTGTTATGGATATGTTCTTTGACTTAAACATTGAGGAAATGAAAACAACAGAACAAGAGTATGAAATGATGAGGAACATGCCTTTAGAAAACCCATTTTGGGGAAGTATAGTCAAGGTAATTGAAAGTGAACCAAATGGAGTTGAAATTGTCAGAGCCATATCAAAGAATGAAGAGCCTGGGAAAGATCTATATCTACTTTCACAGGCAGCATTTCTTGTCTCCCTAATTCTGGGCAGATCAGTGTTTAAGGAGGGGGAGGAAGGTTCTTCATCAGCAGCTGAATCTAGGATTAGTAGGAATACCAAAGACCCTCTTGTTTACGGAGAAGAAGCTTCTGCTCTGATAATTAAACTCACTTCTGAGCTCTCTGAAATAGATGATGCAATGAGTGGGGCAAGCCCATTAATAAGAAAGATACTGGAAGATAAGAGACAAGAAATTTTAATTCAGATATCATCCTACTCGAATTTACAAGATGATAGAATCTATTCTGACATAAATTATTGGTGGTTTTTTGATAATTTCATTCGAGTACTCAAAGAGCAAGATATATGGGACAAGTCTTATTTATCATCAGATTTAGACACTCTAGTGACTCTACTTCTGAGTGACTCTCTAGAAGCTCTCGCAATATTAAATAAGGGAACCATGATATCTGACTCTGATTTTAATTCAATGAGATCTAGGATTTGGGATAGATGTGTTAGTTCATTTCTTCTAAGAATGTTGGGTACCTCACTAGGGCTAGGAATAACTTGGTATCATGGCAATAACAAGATTTATGAGTTTTTTGGCAGAGTGAACATGAAATATGTGGAAATAAAGATTCCCTAACTTCATTTGAGAATTAAAGGGTTTCCTTGAAGTTAGATAATTTTGTTTCCAAG